ATTCGGGGGCTTCGGTGTCCCTGATTGTTTCCAACCACCCCCCACGACAGTGCAGCTCGGCGCGAACGGCCTTGATTGTGCGGTATTTCATTGGATTTGATTTGATTGCGGGAGTTGCCTCCCGTAAGAACAGAATACACCGCAGACGGTGCGTCTGGCGATACTGTTGCATTTCTTTACGTTTGCCGGGATTGGCTAGGCTGGTAGCAGCGGCAACTGCTCCGTGCGGTCATACATGTTCGAGATCACCGCCAAGGTGGTGGTTCGCTCGGACAGCGACCCGGAAGAGTTGCCAGCGGACGTGTACGCACGGATCACCGAGTTCATTGGGAATGAGGAAGATCTGCTGGCGCTTGACATCGAAATGTTCCCCCTGCCAGATGCCAACAGTGGATCATCAGATCGATGGGACGATGCTGATTCCGAGGAAGGAGGCGAAGAGGCGATGGCGTGATGCCGTGTTGTTACGAAGTGATTATTGTTGCGCCTACTGCAACGAGCAATTGGGTCCTCGCAGCGCCACGCTTGACCACATCATCCCAAAGGTTATGGGCGGCTTGACCGTACCAGAGAATCTATGCGGTGCTTGCATCACCTGCAACGGCAGCAAGGGGCACCGTGATTGGCGTGATTGGTTCCGCAGCCAAGCGTTTTACAGCTTGACCCGCGAGGAAGCCATTGATTCGTGGCTCAATCATTCCTAGCCGTTCCAGTGGCGCAGCACGCCAGCAACAATGAACGCATTGGTCACCATGTAGGCAAGTTCCAGCAGCAGACGTTCCCGGCGGTTCATCTGCATTACCTAGTAATACTGCACATAAATCTCGGCCTGCCATAGGTCGTTTGTGTACCGACAAAGAGCACCATTTTGACCGCAGGCACGGTAGACCGGTTCCTCGCCAAAACTGTGATCCAGCAGTTCAATCCAGCGGCCTTCGCCTCTATCCATTCGATCCAGAACCTTCCTTTCCATCGTCGTACAACCCGCAGCGAGCGGCAAAGCGCCCCCCATTCTGCCGTGCCTCGGGGAATCCAAGGCTGCATTCATTGCCGCGTGGCAACCAATGGATACAAGACCAGCACTTAGCTTTCCCATGAAATTCGGATTCAATTTCTTCAATTGGTTGGTTTTTGCGTAGTGCCAAATAGTGGTACTGCGCACGGATGTACGCTTCTCGCACGTCTGGCGTGCAAAGGTCCAGAATTGTTTCTGGACGACCCGGCAAGCGAAACTTGGCCCGCCAGTTGTCGGACAGCCGTAAGCGCTCAACAATTACCCTGCCGCTATAGAGGACAATCATTCACTTTCGCCGTAAGCAGGCTCGTGGTACAGCCGCTCCAGTTGCATTGATAATGGCTCTGGCGGTTCGTCCAAGTGCTGCATCAACGCATCAATTTGCGGATCGGTTGGATCCTGCACAACGTACAGGTAGTCGTACCCGTAGTGTTTAATCGCAACAAACCCAACCCGTGGACTGGACAGCAAAAACCGAACAGCGCAGTTTTCAAGCCAGTTTAGAAATGGTGCTCTCATGGTTCCAGCCTGGCAATAAGACGGTCGAGATACCAACGCGCTTTTTTCGCGTCCTGAGAAGCGTTGCCCTTGAGCCACAACCTCAGCACATATTTCAACACCTGCCCCTGGAGATAGCCACCAGCAGGGAACGGAGCATCCGCAATGGCACCTTCGATCACGTCGATTGCTTCCACCGCGCCAGCCGTGTAATGCGCTGGATGGTTTACCGGGTCAGTCATTGGCCTCCAACTCCAGCCTGATGGCAGCCTGGAAATAGCCAGCAATTTTCATCCGGGCAAAAACAGTGCCGCCATCTGCGGTGGTCTTATCTTCAACTCGTGCGTACTGATACCGCGCTTCCTCAAGGGCAGCCATGGTTTCGATATTCAGAGTGTCCAGCTCTGCGTTGTTAAGGGTTTTGATGTCCTCCAGCAGAAAGTTGCGACCAAGAAGATACGACTTGAAAAACGGTTCATTCATGTTGATTGCCTAGGTGCTCCGCGTTTAGGTGAGTCTTCGAGTTCAGCCGCCATTTCAGCAGCAGCTCGGAGCAGTGTACTCAATGGAATGGGTTTCGATTTACGGCCAGTGGCAATGCGCAGGGCCATGCGATAGCCGTGCGATGCGTTGCCGTTACCAAAATCTCTGGCGGCAGCAGCCTCCTCTTGAGTGACGCGGATTTGCACTGATAGATTGCGCCGACGCCTCGATACTGGTCCTACAGCCATTTGCCTAGTAGGTATTGACGGCAGACTTCGATTGCCTGCTGCGCGTGTTTTTCGATCAGTACGGACTTGGTTTTGCCCATGGCAAGGCATACAGCGTCGTACAGTTCCTGGTAGTCGGTGTCTCGGAAGTTAACCGCAATGTCGGCAGCGTATTCCTGCCAAAGGCCAGTGTAGGTGCCACAAGTGCGGCCACTGCGCTCATACAGCGCTTCCATGGTGGCGTGGCGTTGGTTGTCGAGTTGGAACTGTTTCATTTGATGATGTCGTAAAGATTGCGGCATTCCTGCCACGCTATCGAGTTTTCATGCAGTTGACTCATACGAACGTGTATTAACGCTTTGAGATGCTCTCGTTCGTGCTCACGACCGGCCTTAAAAAGCCCTGCGTCACTTACCAGTGCTTGCAAACGGCGTAATGTTTCAATCATTTGGGTTCAATCACAGCATCGGGCCAGCGGTTCTGGGCGTAGGTGATCGCCGCTGCTTTGCTCTCGGCACGCATGGTCATGGTCATGGGCATTGAGCCGGACTTGTACACGATCAAGGTGTAGAGCTTGGTGCGTGCCTTGGGTACGGGACGGCTGATGCCATCGCCGTAGCGAGCGTGATCATCTTCGCGCCACAGGAGCAGCGCACCTTGGATGTTAGACATTGGGAAGTTTTACTTGATGGTGGTCAGTAGGTGTGAGCCATTCAATCTGGTTCCAGTAGGGCAGCCATTCCTCGGTGGCAATGGCTTTAGCTTCTAGCCAGCTGGCGGCTTTGATGCACTCGTAAACGTTGGCGTCACGAATGCGGAAGTAGTAGTTGCGCAGGGTCATGGCTTGAGCACCTGCTGGCAGACGGGTTCGCCTTGAGCGGTAAGCACGGTCTGTTCACGGCCACCGCTGACACCTGCTGCGTAGACCGCGAACATCAAAACGATGACGGCAAGGCGGTTAACGAAAGGATTGTTGATCATTGGATTGGATTTAATTGGATACAGGAGCTGTGCCCTGTCCCGGTACTATACACCGCAGGCAGTGCGTTGGCCACTGTGTCAGTCGCATTTCGTTACGCGGTGTCGGGCGTCGGATGCCATTGATCGCCGCTCGTTTGCTTCTTGCAGCAGTGCAATCTGATCCTTCCCTTCCTCATGGCTCAGGACAATCTCCGTGCGACCAGCTTTGACCGTCAACGGAGTACGTAGAACTGGCTTCCCGCTTGAACCTTGCCAGCCAACCGCATAGGAAGGCACTGGTACTTCAGCCGTAAACCACACATGCCCACATGCCTCACACAGCCGCTTTCGCAGGGTGTGTTCGGCTGGTTGGCTATTGGTGGATGGCGCACGGCTTCGGTCGTGGCTGCATTCTGGGCAATTCATCGGGCATCATGGGAGCATCTGCTCCTAAAAAGTGGAAGATTTTGGCCAGTGGATGATCCCAAAGATTGCAACCGAGGATCAACTAAAAATCGAGATAATGGCCCGGCGCCTTGAGATCACCCAAAACGTCGGACCACTTGCGGCAACGCTTTACCGCTCATGGAACCTTCAACAAGCATTGCTCCAGCAGGCGACCAATGAGATCGCACGACTGGAGCTGTTGCTAATCCGTGACAACTAGACCACCCGCGTAATCGGTAAGCGGTCTGCGCCTCCGTCCTTCAACCTGACGATGCACTGATTCCTGGCGAATTGCTGCATCCTGTGCATCAGCAAGGTTATACATCGACGCCGGGTAAGCGCGAGAAAGTCCTTGGTACGTCAACTCACGAATGAGTGCCGAAGGGCGCAAACCCTTTTCCTCAGCAAGAGCGTCGAGTAACGCCGAGCGTGATGGGTCGAGTAAGACCTGGAAGTAGCGTTTCTGTCCGTGGATCATTGCAACGCTGTGGTTGTGCTACAGCGTAGCAGACCATTCACCGCAAAAATCAGTTTCAAGAACTTGAGGCCACAACGTTGTCGGTGGATACCCAAATCCATTGCCTTCGGGTGAGTGCCATAACATCGGTTTACAGGCATAGCGTCTGCATGAGTTATCAATAGCAAAATAAACACAATCTATGCAGATTTTTGGCTTATCGATGGGCATTGAAGGTTCTGTAACTGTAGTACAGCGTAGCACGCTACCACGTAACCGAATCATCGACGTGCTTTCGCCAGGCACCACTCTGCGCTTTTCTATTGGAACGGCGCTGCTGACTGCATCCGCTACGAACCTCACGTGCGAATTGCAAGAACTGCGCCGCACGTTGTAGGTCACCAACAGACGCACGGCGTATTTCCGCAGCCAGCCAATCCATAACGATCTGCCGTCCAGTCCTTGGCACTAGGTCATTTCGCTGTATTCCAAGTCTTACCTGAATTTGCTTCAGCAAATGGCGGTATGTCCCCAAGCCACTCCGCTTCCGCTGCTTCCATGACCTGACTTAGCTGCGTTTTCCAGTGCTCTTCCTTCCCTTCTCGCACGAGGAGTAGGCATTCGTCATGTACTACAGCCGCCAGTCGTACCTCGTCTTCCCCCGCCTCAAACAGGTGGGGCCACAACTGTCCAAGTGCTCGCTTAAGGATTGCCGCACCAGCGCCCTGCACCGGAGTATTGCAGCGCGTCGTAAGGCGGTTCATGTCCCCCATCAAATACCGCCGCATGTTGCTGTGCGGCACACGAACCTCTGCCCACTTATTCGTGCGCGACTGAAACGCCTGCTTTGCACTTTCCT